ATTTAACTGATGGTGGTGAAGGAGTTTGTAATATTAGTAATGAAACAAGAGATAAAATATCTACATCTAGATTAGGTACTAAAAATCCAATGTATGGTAAAAAAATTACACCTGAAAGAAAGCAAGCAATGTCATTATTAATGAGTGGAGAAAATAATCCAAATTATGGTAAAAAGATACCTGATTGGCATAAAGAGATAAATAGAAAAACTCAATTAGGTAAAAAACAAAGTAAAAATCAGATTAATCATAGAATTGAATTTTTAAAGAAAAAGGTTATTGATTTAAAAAATAATATCACCTATGATTCAATTAAAGATGTAGCTTTGATATTTAAAAAGTCACCATCACACATGACAAGATTGATTAAACAAAATAAATTTAATTTAAAATTTTTATAACATGCAAGTATATAATAGTTTGCAACTCAAAAACGGAGCTAAAACAGAACACAATAGATTAGGTAGTATTACGCAACCATTACAGTTTATTCCTAAAAAGGAAAAAGATGACAAGTGGGCTGCATGGAATCTTGACTGGTTAGAGTGGAATGGTCTTAAACAGATTAAAAGAAACGCGCGTAGGCTAATGAAAAACTATAAGTTAGCTAAAGGTGTTATTGATAGAACTGACTATATAGTTGAAGAAGACAATGACTACAGAGATATCATTGAGACGCTTACTAAAGAAGATGCATCCGCGCTTGAGTTAAAGTTTTATCCAATCATCCCTAATGTTATTAATGTTCTTGTAGCTGAGTTTGCTAAAAGATCAAGTAAGTTATCATACCGTGCAGTAGATGAAGGATCTTATAATGAGATGATGGAACAAAAAAGACAGATGGTAGAGGATGTACTTATGTCTGATGCAAGCATGAAAATAGTTGCAGCAATGGTAGAACAAGGTATGGATCCTGAATCTGAAGAGGCACAACAACAATTGAATCCAGAAAAATTAAAATCATTACCAGAGATTGAACAATTCTTTAAAAAGGATTATAGATCAATGGTAGAGCAATGGGCTACTCACCAACATGAAGTAGATGTTGAAAGATTTAGAATGGATGAGTTAGAGGAAAGAGGATTTAGAGATATGCTTATTACAGATAGAGAGTTCTGGCATATGCGTATGATGGAAGATGACTATGACGTAGAGTTATGGAATCCTGTACTTACATTCTATCACAAATCTCCTGATGCAAGATATATATCACAATCTAACTGGGTTGGTAAAACAGATATGCTTACAGTATCAGATGTTATTGATAAGTATGGTTATATGATGAATGAAGATCAGATGGCATCACTAGAAGCTATCTATCCCATTAGATCAGCAGGATATAATATTGGTGGTGTACAAAATGACGGATCATTTTATGATGCTACTAAATCACATGAGTGGAATACTAACATGCCTTCACTAGGTATGCGTCAATATTCTACTGCAGCAGCTAATAATATTTTCAACGCGGGTGATATTGTAAACTATATCTTAAGAGAAGGTGAAGATTATTATGATCAAGGTACTGCATACTTGTTGAGAGTAACTACAGGTTACTGGAAATCTCAGAGAAAAGTAGGTCACTTAACTAAAATTACTGACTCAGGTGAAGTAATAACAGAGATTATTACAGAAGACTATAAAGTAACTGATAATCCTGTATATGATACAAGACTCTTTAAAAACAAAACTAAAGATAATCTAGTATACGGAGAGCACATAGATTGGATCTGGATTAATGAAGTATGGGGTGGTGTAAAAATTGGACCTAATATTCCATCATTCTGGGGTATGAATAATCCTGGTGGATTTACTCCACTATATATTGGTATTGATAAACAAAATATAGGACCATTAAGATTTCAATTTAAAGGTGATAACTCTATCTACGGATGTAAACTACCAGTAGAGGGTGCAGTATTCTCAGATAGAAATACTAAGTCAACTGCATTAATTGATTTAATGAAACCTTTCCAGATTGGATACAACATTGTTAATAACCAAATAGCGGATATACTAGTAGATGAACTAGGTACAGTTATCTTACTTGATCAGAATGCATTACCAAGACACTCAATGGGTGAAGATTGGGGTAAGAACAACTTAGCTAAAGCATATGTAGCAATGAAGAATTTTCAGATGCTTCCTTTAGATACCAGTATTACTAATACAGAAAATGCTTTAAACTTCCAGCATTTCCAGAAACTAGACCTAGAACAAACTAGTAGGTTAATGTCAAGGATACAGTTAGCTACATATATGAAACAACAAGCATATGAAGTTATTGGTATTAACCCACAAAGAATGGGACAACAACTATCTCAACAAACTGCAACAGGTGTAGAACAAGCGGTAGGTGCTTCTTATGCACAGACTGAAATGTATTTCATACAACACTCAGATTACTTAATGCCAAGAGTACATCAGATGAGAACTGACTTAGCTCAATTCTATAACTCAACTAAACCATCAGCAAGATTAACATATGTTACATCAGCAGATGAGAAAGTAAACTTCCAGATTAATGGTACAGATTTGCTTATGAGAGACTTGAACATATTTGCAACTACTAAAGCTAATTACAGAGCAGTATTAGAGCAGTTGAAGAATATGGCTTTAAATAATAATACTACAGGTGCATCTATCTATGACTTAGGTAAGTTAGTACAATCAGAAAGTATAGCTGAGTTAAATACAGTACTTAAAGATTCTGAGCAAAAAATCAAAGCACAGAAAGATGCAGAAATGCAACATCAACAACAAATGCAAGAACAGCAATTACAAGCTCAAGCTCAAGCAGAAAAACTTAAATCTGATAATACAGACATCAGAGAAGAGAAAAATAGACAAAGAGATATACTTGTTGCTGAAATTAGAGCTGCTGGATTTGGTGCTACTCAGGATATTAATCAAAATCAGATGTCTGATTTTACTGATTCAATGAGAGATATACAAAAGTCTGAACAATTCACAAGTCAGATGAGTCTTGAAAGACAAAAAGAGTCTAACAGGATGTCAGCAGATAATCAAAAAGCACAACTTGAGAGAGAAAAACTACAAGCTCAACAGTCAATAGCAGATAAACAATTACAAATTGCTAGAGAGAATAAGAACAAATTTGATACAAAAAGCAAAACTGATAATAAGAAGAAATAGACTTAGCTATATAGTGGCAAAAAACAATATTAAAAAATAGTCTATTTTAAATATATGAAGTTTATTTGTAAAAAAAATACTTATATTATTAATAGTAACATAAAGACCAACATATGAATACTGATGAGCAAGCAACACAAGACAACACTACCGTTTCACAGGTAGATGTAAACTTGGATGAATTATTTGGAATGCCTGGAGCGGATAACGTGATGCTACCAGAAGAGGAAGAAGAGAAAAAGTCTCTTTTTTCTAAAGATGCTAAAACTGATTATGAGTTCCTTGATAGTAAAACTGGTGTAACAAGTAAACAAGATACAGCAGAGCAAACAATCACTAAGGAAGAAGTTCAAGAGACAATTGATGAATTAGATGGACTTATTGCTCAGGAAGAAGAAGCAGGTAATAAAGGTAGACCTAAAGTAGATAAGTCAGGTTTATATGAGTTAGCTTCTAAGATGATTGAAGAAGGTACACTTTTTGGTTTTGATGATGACAAAGATCTAGAGGAATATACTACTAAAGATTTTAGAGAGTTGTTTGAAGCTAACTTTCAAGAGAAAGAGAGAAAGATTAAAGAAGATGTGCCAAAAGAGTTTTTTAATGCATTACCTGATGAATTGAAAACTGCAGCTAAATATGTAGCTGATGGTGGACAAGATCTTAAAGGATTATTTAGAACTCTTGCTCAAGTAGAAGAAGTATTTGAATTAGATCCAGAAGATGAGAATCATCAAGCTGAGATTGCTAGACAATACTTATACGCTACAAACTTTGGTACACCAGAGGAAATAGAGTCAGAGATTGAAGACTGGGCAGATGTAGATAAGTTAGGACAAAAAGCTAAACAGTTTAAACCTAAGTTGGATAGAATGCAGGAAGAGATTGTATCTAGAAAACTAGCAGAACAAGAAACTAAGAAAGAGCAACAAGTTCAAGCTGCAAAAGTATATACGGATAATGTATATAACGTATTGTCAACAGGAGAACTTGATGGAGTTAAGCTTGATAAGAAAACACAGAACATGCTGTACAGTGGATTAGTTCAACCAAACTATCCTTCAATATCAGGTAAGCCTACAAATATGTTAGGTCACCTATTAGAGAAGTATCAGTTTGTAGAACCAAGACATGATCTTATTGCTGAAGCACTATGGTTATTAGCAGATCCAGAAGGATACAGAGCTAAGATAAAAGATCAGGGTACTAAAGTTGCAACAGAAAAAACAGTAAGAATGTTAAAAACTGAAGAGGCTAAAAAGATTGCATCTTCAAATACTGTAGATGAAAAACAACAAACAAGAAAAACTACAAGTAACAATACAATATCAAGATCATCTGGTAGTAGTATGTTTAAAAGATTTTAAAATAAATAATATAAATAAATAAATAAAAACAAATGGCAACTCCAGTATTAAATAATGGTATTTTCCTACGTGATACAGCATACAATGCTAGTTCACATGTTGATTCTTACCATTTACAAAACATGCTAAAAGATGCAGAACCAATGGATTTAGGTCCAGTAGACTTATGGGCTATGGCTCAGAAAGTTGAAATGCCTTTATACCAGTTATCTTCTTTTGGTGGAAAAAACGTTATCAATGTAGATAACGCAAGAGGTGAGTACAAATGGCAAACTCCACTTTCAATTGATCTTCCTTACATTGTTGAAGACATTGAACCAGGTAATGATGCTAAAGGTATTGAAGGTACTACTTTCAAAATCAAGCTTAACAAAAGAGAATTTGGACATGGTGATATCATCACTTATGACAAATACAATGGAGTTGAGATGTACATTACTGCTGATGATATCTTACCTATTGGTGACGGATTCATCTATACAGTACAGTTAGTTAACAATGATAACTACAAGTACATTGATAATGCTTATTTAGCTAATGGTACTAAAGTATTCCGTAAAGGTTCTGCTAGAGGTGAGTATGGTGAGAGATTCTCAGACATCCAAACTAACACAGGATTCCGTGAGTATTATAACTTTGTTGGTGGTGCTGAAGCTCACGTTCATTATTCTATCTCTTCTAGAGCAGATTTAATGATCAAAGGTGGTATGAATGCAGATGGTACAGTTCCTGTAACTGAAATCTGGAGATCTCACTTGAAAGGATTAGATCCATCTATTTCATCTTTAGATGATATGGTTAAAGTAATGGGTAAAGACTCAGTTAAAAAAGCATTTGATAATGGTGATTTATCAAGAACTTTCTTAACTAACATGGAGGCTGCTCACTTAACTAAGATTGCTTCTGATATTGAGACTTACCTTATGTGGGGTCACGGGGGTAGAGTACGTCAAGACGGACCAGATGATGTAAGATTATCTGTAGGTTTATGGAAACAGTTAGATAACTCTTTCAAACGTATCTACAACAAAAACAACTTCAACTTAGATTTATTCAGAGGAGAGTTATATAACTTCTTCAATGGTAAAGTTGAGTTCCAAGGACCAGATCCTAAACGTCAACTTGTTGTTCAAACAGGTATGGGTGGTATGAGAATGGTTAATGAAGCAATTAAACAAGAAGCTATTTCTTCAGGTTTATTGATTCAAGCTGCTGATATCGGTGCTATCACTGGTAAAGGTATGGACTTAAACTTTGGATTTGCTTACACATCTTACGTTATTCCATTCTTGGCTAATGTGAAATTTGTATTGAATCCTGCATTTGACAATGTTCATACTAATGATATTGAGAACCCAATCATTGATGGTTTCCCATTATCTTCTTACTCATTCATTATCTTTGATATCACAGATAACACTAATGACAACATTTACATGTTGAAATTATCTTGGGATAATCAATTGAAATGGTGGTACCAAAATGGAACAATGGATTACATGGGTAGATCTCAAGGATTCCAATCTTCTGGACAATTCAACGGTTACCGTGTAATGATGTCTCAAACAATGCCAGCTATTTGGGTTAAAGATCCAACTAAAGTATTGAAAATTGTTATGAGAAATCCAATCACAGGTGGATCATTCTAATATGTCAAACTAGAAAATAAAAAGAGGAGGGGTTTATTCTCCTCCTTTTTTTATATATTTACAATTATAAACATTTTAAAACCAACACAAAATGGATTTCACACACGTAGAAGTATTAAACACTAACAAGAGTAACAAGATCTCTGTTAAACCTTATTTTGACAACTCAATGTCAAACATGGGATTAGAACATTATGGCCAATCATTATTTGATGGTGTAAAACATTATGAGCAATTAGCTTGCTTAGAGCAAAATGGAGTAGTAAGATATGTAACAGGATTGAATGAGTTTGCTCCTGAGATTAAATTATTACCTGCTGAAGAGAAAGAAGCTAAGGTAAGAGAAATTAGAAATGCAGTTGCTGAACTAGAAAGAGAATTAGCTGCAAATGTATTGGATGTTAACAGTCCAACATTCTGGAATGATGTAGTATTACTTAAACCAAGTAATAAAGAATTCTGGAACAAGATTACAATGTCATGTGGTAATGATCCAGTATATTTAGATCCTGCAAATCCATATGATAGAATTAAACTATATGCTGTTGAAGCAGGTGGATTCTCACTTATATCAAGAAGTTATGAAGATGCTAGATCAAAAGCAGTACCACCAAAATTTTACTTGGATAAAGTAACTGAAACAAGTGGTGTTAAAACTGAATACAAAAAACTTAAAAATAAAGCACTTGCTGAGTTACAGAAACTATTTGATAAAAATAGTACTAAGTTATTCTATATTGCAAAAGCAGTTGATACAGCTAGTGTACAGTATAAAAAACATACACCTAATGATGTTATCTATGACAATATGGATAGACACATTAATGGTGAAGGTACTGAAGGTAACAAAGAAAGAGCAGCAAAAGGTTTCTTAGATGCAGCGGCTTTAGATATGGAAACATTAAAAATCAAAGCAATTGTTAAAGATTCCATATTTTTTAAGTATATTATAAATAAGGCAGATGGTTATATCTACCATGCAAGAACAAATAGCTTGTTAGGTAGAAATGTATCAGATGTAATTGAGTTCTTAAAAAGTCCTTTAAATGAGGATATTTTAAAAGACTTAAATGCACAAGTTGAAAAACTGTGGAATATGTAAATAACTCTAGAGTATACCAGTAATGCTGGTATGCTTTTTTAAAACTATATATCATGGCTAACGCAAAAGTAAACGCACAAAAAGTTGCAACAGGGAGAGTAGGTGGAACCAACGCTCCAGTTTATGCATTAAAAAATGCATCAGGTAAATCATGTGGAAAAGTTAATAAACCACAAGCTGCACCTAAAATGAAGATGGGTGGAAGTAAAGGTAAAAAATGTTAATCTGAAAGATCATGGCAAGTAAAATAAATCCAAAAGGGGTATTCAAATCAAATTTAAAACCAAAAACACCAAACGCTAAAGGTATTAATCCTAAAGGTGTGTATAAATCAACTGTAAAAAAACCAGCTATTAATCCAGGTGGAATTAATAATGGTGGTATTAATAAAGGTTCTCTTGGACCAGGTAAGTCAAATTTACCTGCATATAAAGGTAATACTAGTCCAGCAAAAGGAACTACTAAATCTAATGCACCAGCACTTAAAGGTAACACTACACCAGCTAAAAATCCTGTTAAAGGAACTACAAGTGTAGTAAAAAGTTCTGGTAAAACTACAGTTATTCCTGGTACATCAGTAACTAAGAAAAAGAAAATATCTTATAAAGGTGTACAAGAAGCTACTAAATCAAATACGTCACTTGTTAAAAGTGGTAAGTCATCATCTGCAGCTTTAAAGCTAGAACAGAAAGGTTCAAATGCTTTAGTTAAAGGATCATCAGCTCTTACTAAAGGATCAAAAGTTGCAAGTGACGCAGGTAAGATTGGTAAAATTGTAATGGATAAAGCAAAAGGTGGTAACTTGAAAAAAACACTTGTACGTAGTGCTGCTGCATTAGTTGCTGCTTATGGTCTTGATAAATTGATGGACTCAAATGATAAAAAGAAAGGTTTAACTAATGCTGAAGTAACTAAAAAAAGAAAAGCTGATGAAGCTGCTAAAGCTGCTAAAGCTAAAAAAGATAAAGAAAATAAAACTAAAAAAGATACTACTAAGAACCCTAATAA